GAGAAAGGACTGTTATGATTTTATCGTACGGAAAAGTAAAGGCGGGTGTGGGCGAGGGTAAGCACGTTGTCCGCAAGCAGCACCAGACCTTTACCAACAAGAGGGGTAAGGGGCTTTGCTTGCAGCATTCGTTGAGCAATTATATCCCGCTGAACCCCTCGTGCGTCGATAACTGGGAAGTGTTGAGTTCGGACACTCAAACCAGCGGTTTCGACGCGATGATTAATGCCGAAATGGGCAAAGCCCTTTCCGGTAGTAGTGGCATGGCTGCCGCGCTTGGTGCAAAGCAAAAGACCACGCGCATGGTTGCTGTCACTTGGGTCGACGGCTCACAGAGCTTGATCCAGTTTACGCACAAAGGTTTCGACCTGTTCTTGCAAGGAATGTTTTAGGCATTTGATTCCTAGGGGCTAAATGCCAACCCCGCTACAATTTTAAAGCCCCCGGCTCGGACGTCGGGGGCTTTTTGCGTCCGCGAGAAAGGAGCGCAGTTTCATTGTAACATAGACGAACACCCCGCTGCTCCTTGCGCGGGGTGTTCTAGGTTGTCGGAGGAACTTCCCTATTACCGGGCTGCCCTTGATCCCCACCCGCTATGCAAGAAGCCCCGATTTGGGCGGGGCTTCCTACTGCACGTTTAAGGAGAAACGTATGCGGGGCTTATCGTAGCACAATGCTATCCGAACGTCCAGCCGAGCGCACGAGCGGTGTTAGCGCCCACGATCCCGTCAGCCGTCAGTTTCTTATCACGCTGGAATCGCACAACCGCCGCGTTGGTGTTTGCGCCGAAGTGTCCGTCTGCTCCTGCCGCGCCCACGCCGTACCCGAGCGTGATAAGTCTGCGCTGCAACGCACGCACGTCTTCGCCGCTCGACCCTTGCCGGAGCTGACGCGTCAAGCGAAAGCCCGCGGGCTGTGTCGGTGCAGGCGTGGGAGCTTGTGAGCCGCTAGGAGCGCCGTCGAGCGCTCTCCACGTGTTTGCACCTACGATGCCGTCGACAACAAGGTTACGCGCCTTCTGAAAGGCTCTTACAGCACTGTCCGTGTTAGCGCCGAACGCGCCGTCTACGGTCAGCTTCGCGCCGTGAACGTTGAGCCGTGTTTGCGCGTGGCGCACATCTGCACCGCTCGATCCTCGCCGAATCGTAGCACGTCCTGCCGGTGGAGCGGGCGGCGTTGGTGTTGAAGGGGCAGATGTGTTGCCAGACCCGCCACCGGCGATGTAGTGTGCAAGGGGGAAGTTCGACGCCATGTCACCGTTACCGGGGCGATACATCTTATGGTCGATGATCGGTAGGTTTCCGAACCTGCCCCGGTAAAATGCCAGCACGCTATCGAGTGCTGCGAGCTGTGCGGGCGGGAACGGATCAGATCCGTTACCCGCGTTGACAAGCGAGATTCCGATGGTGTGATCGTTACCCATGTTTTGCGGGATCACCTTACCGCTGGTGAGCGTGAGTGCTCTTGGCGATGTACCCGCGTGCCATGCTCGGTCGTTGTCGTTTGCGAGCCGTCCGATCTCACCGTTCTTTCCGATAAGGATGTGGTAGCTCGCCTTCGTCGTTGGGCGGTTGAGGTAGTCCATGTTGGACGCGAACGTGCCACCGGCGGTGTGGTGCAGCATGAGCGCACGCACTTCGCGCATACCGCCTGCTTGCCGGTTCGGTGATAGCCGTGTTTGTGTAATGTTCATGATGCATACCTGCTTTCTAGTAGTTCGGCGGTGTCCACTCGACCTCTACGCCTTCGCGCTCATATTCGATAGCGCTACCGCCACGATAGGCTTTCTGCGCGTAATCTCCTACGATCGCAGCGTCGGTGAAGCTGTTGTTTTTCCACCAGCTCCATACCAACACAGCAGCCGATGCGACTACGAGGGCTGCGTCCACGATCGGGGCTAGCATGAATTCGTCAAGTGGGATAATCACCCACCCGAATGCGTTTGCCGCGAGATTGAACACCGCTACAAACGTCAGAATTGTGCGGATGATGACCGCCTTGTCTACGTTCAGTTTTTCCCTGTCCATACTACACTCCCTTCATTAGTGCTGATACCTGCGTTTCTAGTACGATGACACGCCGGTGCGTGTCATCGCCTTGAAGCTGTATTGCGTGCATCTGCGCGTGCAGTGTACCCAGATGTTGCAAGATGTTATCGAGCTTTGCGTCCATTGCCCCTTCGTGCTTCGCGCGTGCTTCGATATCTTTTTCGCGCTCCTTCTTGCTTTTGAGGTAGAAGAACAAGCACGCCGAGGCGACCGATACTATTCCTACCCATTCTGCTACCTGCTCCATTAGCCGTGCCCTCGCTGTTCTTTTAGGTGGGTGACTTCGGTTTCAAGTACTGCTATGCGCTCACGCCGGTCGTCTGCCGCGTGCTGCAGCGTTCGAACGTCGTGTTGAGTGTCATCGACCTTTTGAGCGATCACGCCTATCTTCTCGGCGTTTACTTTCGATACGACGACGTAATTTATTATGCCCATTACGACCATCGCTAAAAGCGATAATACGGCGATGATTTCAGCGGTCAGTTGCAAGGTAGTGCCTTCCTGCTCGGGGCTATTGTAACATATTGGCTTTAAGTAAAATAGACCGGCTCTATGACCAGATTCGTGTAATTGCTGGCGAGGTTTATGCGCGGTGTTGCTATCGTACCGCTTTGCCCGACAGGGTTGAAAAGTACGGCGAGGTTTATGATCGACTGCGGAGCGGTTATCGCTACGATCGTATCAAACGCCAGATCGACATACCCGCTGGCGTTGTTAGCTGCTATCGCGTAGCGCGTTATCGTCCCGTTGTTCGATGACCCCACCGGCACAGTCGTCGGCGATCCCGTTTCAAGGCAGGCGTACACAAAGTTTCCCGCAGCCCCACCAGCCGTGAGGTTTTCGACGAGCATACAACCGCGCACACGATAAACACCACTGCGAAGTATGCGCCGGTGTGTCCGCGCTGCCACCTGTTCGAGCTCTACGAACGTCCCGGTGTTTATGGTCGCCGCGTTAAGTGGCACGCGATATGTGTTGCCGGCTATCAGCTGCCCGGTGGTCGTGTTGTTGTGTATGTCCATTGATCCTGCGGGGTTTGCACTCGACAGGCAAAGCCCCGGGGCGAAGCCGCGCGACTGCGATGCGCCGAACTGATCGACAAAGCGAATCGGTTGCACCGTCGTTGTCTGCATGGCGAGCTCTAGCCCGTCGCGTTCTGATACCTTACCGATCGCCATGCCGCGACCGCCCGCCCGATAGTCGACTGTGGTGTACCCCGTCGGTATTTCGTAGGTGCGTACCGCGCTCTCGAAGCTGTCGGTTACGATCAGCTGTACTTGGTAGGCGTAGTCGGTGTTGATCGCGTTAGCGCCAGTGGTCACCACCGTGCCGCTTGTAAACGTACCCGAGCTTGTCCACGAGCTTACACCGACCCGGCGAAACTGCACCGATCGCGTGATCACGTTGCGGTTGTTGATACTCGATGTCGTCGTCGTGGCGTTGACGCGAAGGTACGTGCCGTTGTCGTCAAGCGTGCCGTTTACGAGCGCTCTATCGACCGTCGACGTTCCTATGCCCGGGGGTTGCCACGCTTGCACGGTTATGTTTTTCGTCAAGCTCGCGGTGCGCCCGCGGCTGTCGGTCACGGTTGCCGTGAACGGTACAGATCCAGCGTGGGGTAATTGTTGCACGGTAAGCGTTGCGGTATCTGTCATAAACGGAGCGCCTAGCATCACGCCGCCACGAATCTGGCGGGCTTGAATGGTCGAGCCCATCGTTCCGGCAGCGCCTGCAAGCGTAGCGGTTACACCGCTTTGATTCTGCACGTATTCATTCCACCCGGCGGGCACACGGTTGTTGATGCGCGTAAACACCAGATCGTCGATTGTCGGTACGACGTCTGCAGGCACAGCCAGCGTGAGCGTGGCACTCCTTGACCCGATCACGGTGTTGCCGTTTCGCGTAGTGACCGTTACCGTGCAAGCTCCACGCTCCGCGTTCGGTATCGCGTTGATCCACTCACGTGGCGGTGCGAAAGCCGTAGAGGTCGCTACGTTGTTTACGGTGTGCGAGTACGTTCCGATCGCAAAGCGCACGTCGTGCGTCCACGTCGGTACAAAGCGCGTAATGTTTACCGTCGTTGATGCTGTTCCGTCGCAGGTGATAGACGCCGGAGAAAGGGTGAAGGTCGACGCCCTCGGGATCGGGTCGAGCGCGAACCGAGATTCACCGTGCGAGTTTATCGCAAACGTATATATGGCGGCGTGGACGTATGCACCGAAGTCCATAGTTCCGTCTGCACGGTGTGGGATGACTACGCGCCCACTTGCTACGAGCATACCGTTGGTGAGCCGGAAGCGTGCTGCTTGTGTGAAGCGGCGCACTCCGAGTATCTCTACTGCCACGTCACCTGTCATGTACCACGTTGCTTGTGCTGTTCCGCGCCCAGTCAACGTCCATTCGATCGTCGAGGTATTACCTGCTGTATCTACGGCAACCCGGCGCCACTCGAATTGAAGGTAGCGCCCTTGATAGCCGGTGGTATTAAACGCTCCACTTGTTGCCATTGCTAGCCCCCGATCCACGTGAACGAGAGGTTACCGTTTGCTCGCGGTATGAAGGCGAACTTGCCTATGATTAGCGAGTTGGTTACCTCGGCGTCGGTTATGTACATTTTGTTGTGCGCGATGTAGGCTACCACACGCCCGTTTTGCAAGAATGCCAGCCGTTCATTGTCGATGGTCGAGTTGAATGGGCTGTCAGCCTTGCCCATCGTCATGCCGTCGATGCTAAAGCGTATCCACGTCGATAGCTCGCGCTGGTACTGGTTTATCTCGCCGTCGATGTTTTGTGCGTAGGCGAGCAGTTCTTCAAAGCGCAACATGAGCTGATCGCTCGTGAGCGCGAGTTCAGCTGCACGTTCTTCGATGTACTCGCCGATGTTGGATCGCGTCACGTACTGTTCGGCTACGCCGAGAAGTATCTGTGCTGCGGTCTGGTCGATTTGGCTCGAAAGGGTTGCGCTGGTGTGCTCGATTACCTCGCGCACTTGACCTGTCGTCGAGTAGTTGGCTTCGGTGGATCGGTGTATTTCGTCTGCCATGTTCGAGAGCTTGTCGTTGCCCGAATCTATCAGCGTGGCACGCCTTGCGCCGAGCGTGATGGACGTTGCGTCTGCTCTATCGAGGTCGCGCTCTATCTTAACAACCGTCATCATTTCGTTTACTCCGTGCGGCTCGCTTATGACGCGCATACGGTTACCGATGCGAATCGCGTTTACGTCAACGCCGAGCAGTTGCAGATCAACAGCGGATAGCTCGAGCGTTACGCCGAGCATCTTTTGCGACGCCAAGTACTCCCATCCGCGCTCCATGAGCACCTCGGGCTTGTTGACGTTATCCCACGTCTGCACGCCGACGATGATGCCGAATATCCGCGCAGCTTCTCTATCAATGATGAAGTCGCGCCCATCGTTTACGTCAGCGATAGTAACGCGGGCTTTTTCATCGACCAGATCGCGTCCGTTAGACAATGGGGGCACCCCCCTCACCTGTTAGGTAGTCGTCCGGCTCCCAGTCCGGCAGATCATCGGGTTGCCAGCCACCGCCGGACACATCGAAGTCCCAGTCTTCCTCTAGCTCGGGTTCTTCATCTTCGATGGTAGCACCGAGAGGTATCAGCGCGGTTATCACGTCCGCGCCGCGCACGAAGCGTTTTAGGTCGAGTAGGTTTTCACCGAACCGTATCTCTTGGGTGTTGATCCCGCCCGGCTCTTTCGTGTAGTTGATGTAGCGCACGTGTTCCGTGCCACTCGTCCACACAAAGCCGCCTAACGCGCTGCCCCACAGCTTTGCCTTCAGCGTTTCGAAGGTGTTTAGATACGTCGTGTCAGCCCGCCAGAAGCCCTCATACGGTGTTTCAATGTCGACGAGCCCTACGCGGAACTTCTTACGATCCCCGTTCATCTGTTCGTTATGGCTTGTGATGAAGCGCTCGAACAAAGCGCGGACGGTGTTCTCGCCTTCTGGTTCGTTTTCAGCATCGAACTGGTAGGGACGCTGTATGCTGTCGTTTAAGAACCCGAGGTCGCCCTCGCACACAATCTTCTTGACGCGGCTCATGTCCATTTCGTCGTCGAGCACTTGCCCCCTAAACAGCGGCTGGTTACTGCCGTCTTGAAACAGGCACACGGTACTCTTGCGCTTGCGTGGCAGTCCGTAGAATCGGTGTTTGGGCTCAAGCGAGAACGTCAGCAGATCGCTTGCGTTTACCTCTTGGGCGTGACGAGGGTTGAGTACTCTGATATCGTCTAGGCGCGTGTCGTGGACTGTTCGTCCGTCTATGGTGATGACGTAGTAACTCACCTACATCCACGCCTTTCTCCATCGGAATAAACACGTACCTTCACCTATAAGTTGCAGCGTATTCGATCCGGGCTTGAGAACGAGCCACGGCGCACGCTGCTCTCCGGCTTGCACGCTGTATCGTTTGCCGCCGTAGATTATCTCCATCGCATCAGATGGGTGAATGGTAGGGGCTACCTGTTTGTGCCCGTTAGCAAGCGTCACAGTCGCCCCTGTGCCTGTTTCTGCTGTTGTTGCGACAATCGTTTCATCATCGTCATACCAGTACGGATCAGCGAGGATGCTGAACTTGCACGTCGTGCCCGCCTTCGTTTCTTTCCAGTCTGAAATCGCGCAGCGCCCGGTGAGGTACACATCTCCCGCGCCGGTATAGCTCACACGCAGAATCTTCCCATGTAGCACCGACCCCCACTCGCGTTGCAGCGCGAAGAAGTCTTCGCCGCGCCGATCCTTGAAGAACAGGTCGAACTCGACGGGGCGGCGATCGAATATCGGCGCACCGTCTGTAAGAACCGTTGATAGGTCAAGCGAACCGTGTGCGCCGGGCACGTCCACGAATGCGGTCTTTTGCTTCGGCGCGTCTATGCGCTTGTCGGTTACGATCGCAAAGCTGATATGCTCGTCGTCAACGATTAGGTATCGTTGGAAGTCTGACGGCGCAGGTGGTGGCGGGGGCTCGGGTATTTTGCGCCAGTTAGCCACTACCGTGATGTCGGCAGTCACGATGAACTGCTCGTCTATTAGCGTGCCGTTTACTGTCCAGCCGAGCCATTCATAGCCGTCGCGCTGCAAAGCCGGTAAGTGCCCGATCGGATCACCGTCTACAACCTCACGTGGAGGTAGCCCCTCGCTGAAGGTCACGGTAAACGTATCGGGCTCGGGCGGCGGGTGCTCGTACCACTCGGCGGTAAGCGTTATGTCGGCGATGACGATGAAGAACTCGTCGATAAGTACCCCGTCAAAGCTCCACCCCAAGAAGTCAAAGCTGGTGCGATTGAGTATTGGCAGCTCGCCTATCGGCTGCCCTTCGCGTATCTCGCGCGGGTCAGCTCCCTCGGAAAACGTGACGGTGAATAGTGGTATCTCGCGCCACTCGGCTATCAGCTCTACGTCTTCTGTGACGATGAATGTGCCGTCGATGATAGTGCCGCCGACTGACCAGCCCAAGAACTCGCGGGCTTCGGTGCTTTCTAGTTCGGGCAGCTCGCCTATCGGCTGCCCATCAACGATAGTGCGCGGCGGTATATCTCCCTCGCTGAATGTGACCGTGCGCGATTCAGTAGTGGTCTCAGCGAGCGAAAACAGGAAGTTCCAGTCGGTCGTGAAATCGTGGTCGCTCGACCAGAATATGCCAGCCTGCTGACCGCTACCCGTCGCTCCGTTCACAAACCATGTCTTGAATTGCTGGACTCCTGATAACTCTAGCGGCTTGGGAAGGTATGCAGTTACAGCACCGTCATCGTGCTGCACGTCCATATATATGCTTATGCGGTCAACAGTCCCGTTTACTACCGTGCTAACCGTGTTAGATAATCTTTTTTCGTTTTCACCTAGTTTCGGAAACGACTGGTTTGACGATGTCGCTACTACCGTACTGCCGCGCGCATAGATTAGGCGCAGCAACCCAAACTCCCCGTCGTCGAATACCAGCGCTCCGCTGATAGACGTCGGGTAGTCAGTTAACGATACATTGTCTGGGTCACCCCCGTTTAACCACGCACGTTTCGTCGGCGTGCTATCGGGCTTATACCATAGCGCCGGAAACAGCGTGTAGATGCTGCTCTGCGATACACCCGTAATCGCCCCTGTTCCATTATTTACGTGCCACGGCTGTGTCGTTGTTGCCGCGCTTCGGGTGATCCACCCATTAGCCGGAGGAGTTTGCACTACTATCACACGCCCGGCACGCTGCAACAATTGAGGGTAGTACGTGTTTATCTCCGACGTGCTCAACGGAAACGCCACACCCGATGTTGTTGCGCCTGCCGGGACAGTCGGCGACGTAACGTTTGTACCTGTTATGGTAGTAGCGGATGTCGTGCCTGCCGCCAATGTGTTGGGGATATACGCGCCCGTTCTGATCTGACCCGTTGCTGGTAGGCTTGCGAACCAGTCATCGGTCACTTTTCGGGCACGCCCTGCGGTCGTCGTATCGTTAGGATAGGTATTAGCCGATCCCGACAAGTGACCGATCGCGGTAAGTACCGCTGTTCGCATTTCGAGTAAGTACACTGGCTCACCGTTGACTGTCTGGCGTGCAAGAACCGCGAACCGATACCCGTCGAGTGTTACCTCGCCGCCTACTACCCAGTTAGCCATTAGGTCGTGCCCCCTCTACTACGCGTTGTATCCATACTGCCGAGTTGCTTATCCATGCCCGGCGATATTGCACCTACGAGTGCCCCGCCGTCCATGACGACCTGCATACCGATAAGGGCGGGCAAGAACTGCTCCATCAACCCGACGAGCTGTGCGAGGTATTCCTCGCTGCGTCCACCGTTTTCTGCCATTGCATCAGCGATGTATTGACGCAACAGCTCGATTGGCAGCACCGCTTCGTGTCCGGCTTCGCCGCCACCCATGAACGTGTTGCCTTGCTGACCAAACAGCGTAGGCTTCGTGAGAATACCGCCGTCTTTGTACCAGTCGATTGAGAACTTCGGTACGCTCGGCGGCATGATGTTGAAGCTGCCGTCGATCTTGATTTTCGGCATCTTGAGCTTCGGCAACGACCAGCTGAAGTTGAAGAAGCTCTTTATCTTGTCGATCGCGCCTTTCACGACATCGCGAGCGCCCTCGATTATGCTCTTTATCTTGTCGCGGATCGCGGTGAAAATCGCTACTGCTTTATCTCGGGCGGCGGTGAAGCGATCGACTATCCCATCGCGCATCCCGGTAGCGACCGAGATCGCCCGATCCTTCAGCGCGGTAAAAAGCTGCACGGCTTTATCTTTGAGCCACGTTACCGCCGCGATCGCTTTATCTTTGAGCCAGAGCAGGTAATTGATGTAGCCGGTCACCAGCAGCACGACGAGCTCGATCGCTTTATCTTTGAGCCACGTTACCGCCGCGATGACGCTGTCTTTGAGCTCGTTGAATTTCTCGACAGCAGCGTCTTTGAGATCGAGTACGGCTTGCGCGATTTTGTATCCCAGTTCGTAAAAATAGGTCACTACGCCTACGACAAAATCGGCGACGGCTTGCGTCGCTTTATCCCACACTGCTTTCAGCTTGCCGGGCAGTTCCTTAAACCACGAAATCACGTTTCCAACGAATGCTTTTATTTCGTCGCCCCATAGTATCCAGATAGCGATAATGGCAACGATGACGGCGATCACCCCGAGTATTATCGCGGTTACGGGGTTGAAGGCTGCGACGAAGGTAGCTATCGCACCTACGGCTTTCATGACCGCGCCTACGAATATAATTACCTTGCCGATAACCGTGATTATCGGACCGGCTACCAGCAAAATGAGCGGGAGTTTCTTTATGAATTCTTGCATGGCGGGGTTGAGCCCATCCCACCATTCTTTCAAGCTGCGTATGGTATCGACCAGCTTGTCGATACCTGCTTTCGCAGCTTCGCCCATGCTTTCGATCTTGCCGCCTACATCATCAGCGCTCATTCCGGTGAACCCGAATATTTCGCCGAGCTCGCCGAACTTTTCAATGGCGTAGCTGGCAACCTCGGAGAGCTTTTCGCCGATCTGCTTCGCGGCGTTTTGGATCGCGTCAGATCGTAAGAAGTCGTTGAGCTTTCCGGCTTGCTGCTTGATGATGTAGAATATCCCGGTTTCTTCTTGCCACGAACCGAATATCTTTTCACCGACGCGGCTTACCGCAGACCCGATGTTTTTCATAGCCCCAGTGAAGGTTGCGCCGCCGTTTTCGGCAGCGTCACCGATGTTTGTTTGTATGAGGTGGTTGAACTTCTCGAAGTCGATCTCGCCTTGAGCGACCATCTTGGACGCTTCTTCGGTGGTCACGCCATACTCTTTAGCGATCCACTGCAGCATCGGTATGCCGCGATCACCTAACATCTTGACTTCGAGCCCGGTCGCTTTACCGTTGGCGGCGACCTTGCCGAATATGTAACCTAGATCGTCCATGTCTGTGCCAGCGATCGTGGCGGCGTTGGCGATCTGTTTGAGGGTGTGATCCAGCTCTTGCCCCGGCTTTACGCCTGCAGCGATCATGTTGGCTGCTACGCCCGCTGCTTCGGCGGTATTAAACATCGACTTCGCGGTAACGTCAGAAGCCGATTTGATGATCGAGTTGGTTTGCTCGGCGGTATAACCCAAGCCGAGCAGCTTGCCCTTGGCGTCGTCTATCTGTTGTAGGCGACCCCAACCCTTAAACGCTACGATACCTGCCACGGCTGCTCCGGCAGCGAGCGCGGGCGCGGTTATCCGCTGTGTCATCTTCGAGCCGAAGTCTGCTACTTTGCCGCCGAAGTTCGTCCACTTGTTGCCTATGTTGGTCAGCCCAGCCCCTATGGACGCGGCATAGCCAGAAAACCCCTTTTGCATCGTCTTGTGGGTCTTGTCTGCGTTAGCAGACACGCCTTTAAGCTCGCGCTCGACGTCTTTAGCGCCCTTGATCCCGATCGTGCCGAATATCTTGAATAGTTCCATGCTCTCACCGCCTAGGCAGGTTGTAGTCCTTCTAGGGCTGCGAGTGTATCATCTACACGCGCTGCCACCGTTGCTGCATCGCGCTTCTGATCTCGCGGGCTAACTTGCATCGACTGCTTCTTGAAGTCTTCAAACGAAATATCTGACCAGCCGCCGATCTTGTGAAGCCAGACCTCACGTAGCTTTTCGTCGTCTACCGCTTCGACCAGCTTGGGTACGAACTCGGCTAACTTGCCCGCGTCGACTATCGTTTCTAGGTATTCTGCCGGTGCGTTGTAGCGTCTGTATAGCGCATCGTAGAACTCGAACTCACCTACTTGAACAATGCCGACGCAACCGTAAAAGCACGCTTGAAGTCGTCCTTCTTGACAATGGTTATCACCAGCTCGACGAACTCGTCGAGATCGAGCGCGAGTACTTCGTCTGCACTCATGCCCGACACTGCAGCGCAAAAGCTGACCAGATCGTCTTCGCACTTCTCGTAGTTGTTTACGATGATGCCTGCGACCTCGGTGATGGCTACGATGCCGACGTAGGACACGTCGACTTCCTCGCCCGCGTCTTGCTTTTGGCTAAACGACGCAAACACGCCCATCACGTCTTCTGATTGCAACACCGCAGAAAACTCGCGTATGCCGATCTTGGATACGATGCGCGTCAAATACTTGATGTCGGTAGCGTGCAGCTTTCGCAGCGTGAATCTGCCCGGATGCACTTCTACCGCTTCAACGAAGGCAGGTTCTACGCTGCCCGGGTTGGTGTCTTGTGGTTGTTGCTCCATTGTCATGCGCCCCTTTTCTCGCGTTGCTTACGCTGTTGGCAGATCGCTCGGGTCGACCTGCTCGAAGTCATCGCCTTGCTGTACGTAGATTTTGTACGGCAGCACGTTGTGGTTACCGTCGAAATCTTGCACGCACTCGAACTCGAGCGAGGGCATCGTCTTGTCCTTGTTCTTGAGCGCAAGCTCAAGACCGCTGGAACAATACGCCCAGTCGAATATGATGACGAACAAGCGACCGTCAGCGGTACGCCCGATCAAGCCCAGATCCTTGACGTAGTCGTTGTCGCGGATGATGTCGCGGCTTACGAACAGATCGTAGCCCTCGACCGCGCCGTCGGTCTGCGTGCCCTCACGCAAGAACGCCGACTTCTTCATCACTTCGGCAGTGATCTCGATGGGCGAGGCGGTAATGGTAGCCGTTTCACCGATCTTGGAGATCATGCCCTTGACTTTGACCTTCGCGCCGTCTGGCTCGATGTCGTAGAGGTCTTGCTCGATCTTGAACGTGTTGCCGTCACCCGTGGCAAACGCAAGGCTCTCCCGTGCATTCCAGCCCTTTGTTACGGCGGGCTCATAGTCCGCGTCACCCGGCGTACCTACGGCGGGCACATCTTCGGGGTTGTACTTCAACCCGAAGTGCACCGTACCGGCGCCGATGACTACGTTGGCGCGTGTTTCCTTGCGTACTCCACTCGCCGGGATGTTGCTGTTGTCGATAGCTCCCATGTCGCTACCCCCATTCCTTCGTTTCGATGTCAATTTCAATACGGCTCAAGCCTTCAAGGTCTGTCGGCACATAGCGAAAGCCTGCATACTTTGCTGCTACGCCGCCGCCGTGCACCCAGTCCGCGAAGTGTGTACGAATCTTGCGATGCCACTGCTCTAGCGGCAGTTCACCTTTGTACGAGTGCCCTGCCAGCGTGAACGTGCCGTCGACGCTGCGGTCTTCGTCGCCCGTCGCTGTACCGCTTGCGTCCCCGGTGAAATACACGTCCGGGATATCCGCATCCGTCCAGCGCCAGTACTCGTAGGGAAGCTCGAGGGCTTGCATCTGGCGAGCCATAAACTCTAGTAGCACGCTACTCGCCCCCTAGTGTGCCGATGGTGGATGTCGCGATTTTTTGCACTCGCGGCTTGAGCTTGTCCATCGACTTACGCAGCCCGTTGGGGTTCGGACGCTTACCGCTGGTGCGGTATACGTACTCGCCCCTTTTGTTTCTATTCAGTGGCGTCATTCCGGGTATCTTTCGCGGGCTGGTAAAGAACCACGGTACGCTCTTGCGACCTTTGCCGCCTTCTGCGTATGCGCCCGTGCCAAATTCCTCCCAGATAGCGTTTTGGTCGGTTGATCCAATCGCTACCGCGTCAGCGCCCTTGAGCCTAAACCCCCAGCTGCGTTTTGTGCCGCCTGTGTCCACGCGAGAGCCCTTTATAACCTCGCGTTCGACCTCTGCCCCCACTTCGAGCAGGAAAGCTGTTACAGAGCCCGACAGGGCGCCTATAACGCTTGCGGTGTTATCTATGAACTCAACCTTGCTCATTTTCAATCACCGCCCCCTCCAAGTAGTTACAGTAAATCTCGTAGTGCTTATCCATCCCCATCGGGTTGTCGAATAGCTGCACCGCGTAGATTTGCTTGCCGATAACGAGCCGGGCGTCTGCGGTTGTCACATCGAGCGATTGGTAGTCGCACATGAACACGTGGCTTGAATCTTGCAGCTTCGCATTCTGTGCGAGAGTGGAATAACTACCGCCGCTCGTTGCTAGGTCGAGAAAGCCGGTAAGCTCGGCGATGGTAAACCACTCGTGTTCGCGCCCACCGATCGCATTCATTTTCTGCGTCGCGGCTTTGACTTGCACTTGTGCGGTTACGTTTCCACCGATGCTGTCCACGCCTAAAACCTCGCCTTTCGGTAAGGTCGCAAGAACGCGAGCAGATCGGCAGGGTAGCCCGACTTCATCGCTTCATCGGTTGGCGTCGCGTACTCTACGCGGTGACGCGAGAGCGTTTCAGCTTTCTTCGTCTGCTTACCGCGGTTGAGTGCATCCCAACGCAAAAGCTCAAGCGCTCCGGCTCTTACGTCTGCCGGGTAGCGCACGAGCGTCATACGAAGCTTTCCGTGACCCATAAGCACACGATCGAGTACGGTGCTCACTGCCGTTACTTCCTCTACGGTGTAGAGCCCGTCGTCGAGCTGTGAGCGCGACACTACGACAGTATCACCTTGCCGAATCGCTCCGTGGCGTCCGAAGACCCTACCGTCTTCAATAGGAGCGGTAACCGTCGCGTTTGTGACGGTGAAGGGGTTGTTGGTAAAACCCCTCACCGTCATTTCAACCGCGGCGAGCTTTAGCTCCAAGACGTCGGTGTCAACGTCTGCCAGATCCGGCGCGAGTGCGACCGCTTCTGTCGCCGAGAGGATCACTAGTCGTTACCCTCGCCCTTGCCGTCGTTACCCTCGTCTGAACTTTCCCCAGTGTCCACAGGGTTTTTCACGACTTCGGCGATAAGCACGTAGCCAGCGGCGTTGGCATCGCTTGCAAGCTCGCCCACGCGCTTCTTCGTCACGCCCACCGTGTTGAAGGCGTCACCGGCGGCATACTGCTTGCCGGTGTCCTTACAGATGAATGGGGCGACTACATGATACTTCTTTGCTGCCATTGTGATACCTTCCTCTCGGGTGTCGGCTTTAAGCCGTCGGTGTTCCCTGCCCGAACGCAGCCACGACAACCTTGGCGTCGTTGGTGAGCGCCGCGGTGTAGTACTGGTTCGCGTACAGGTCATTTTCCCTAAACTTCGGACGCGGGTCGATCGCTACGCGAGTGCCGCGCTTGGTAAACAGCGTGACTGCTGCGATATCCTCGTCGCCGCTATCCTTCTGAAGCTGGATAATCGGGTTGAGGTAAACCGGCGTGTTGATGCGACGTACCTTATCAGCTGCGATGCCGCGCTCGGCATCTGCCGCACGAGCACTTGGCAGCGAGAGGCGTACCTCGTCGATGTTCGCGTTCGTCACGTCTGTTCCCGCAGGATCGAAGACGTAGAAGAAGTTGAACAACGTCTGTGCACGGCTCACAACCACGCGCGTGTTTGCGATGCGACCGAACTCGCCGGTAAGCATCACATTCTGACCCGTGCCGTACTTGTCCGCTGACAAGAACATCGGGTCTTTACGGAGCTGTGTGCGCTGCTTGGGGTGTACGAACATGACCTTGTCGGTGTTGATCTCCTCGTCGAAGAGGTCGATCGCGTCGACAACGCCTTCGTAGCCGAGAACGTCGGTCGCACCGTTGAAGCGGCGCTGTGCGTACAGCGGCGCACGCACGGTGTCGAAGTTCTCCTTGTCGGCAATCGCCATAGCAAGCTGGCGTGCCGCTTGATCCATCGGTCGTCCCGCGCCGACGAGGTCTGCGAGTTCACCTACGGTGATACCCAGACCGGCTTCCTTGATGCGGTAGTCACGGTCAACGTAAGAGAGCTTACGCGTTTGGATACCGACGCCTTCAGTGAGGTCGTCAGCCATGCCGACGTATTCCCACACGGGGATCGTGACGGTGTCACCGGGCTTGCCTACCAGCGTGTCGTCTGTGGCGACGAACTGACGGTGGAGCAAAAGCCCCGGGAGGATCGCGTCGACCATATCCTGCAATACCTGCGGGATAAGAACGTCAGCGGATCGAGTTACTTGGTCTGCCATTGTGTCACTTCCTTTTCATTACTCGGTGTTGCCCCCGGTAAGCGCACCATAGGCTTCGGGGTTTTCTTGCGCGAGCTTGTAGCGATCCGAGAAGTTCATCTTCTCGAACTTCTCCTTGGAAGGCGCATCGCCCGCACCGCTCTCGCCTTCGCCTTTGAGGGTTTTAGGGTCGTACTTCTTGCCCTGTTTATCACCCTCGCCGTCGTTGGCAAATTGTGTCGGACATTCGATCTTGAGCTCTTTGAGGGTGTCGTCGATCTTGTAGATCTTGCCCTCGTCGGTGAGTTTTACCTCACCTTTAGCCTTGACCTTAAACGTCAAGAACTCGATAGCGTCGGGGTCAGCGCCACCGTCGCGCAGTGCTTGGTTAAGCGCTGCATCGGTGCGCGTTTCGACCAGCTCGGCTTCAAGCGTGGCGATCTTTTCCTCGTACTCTTTGATCTTACCTTGCGCTTCCTCGCTGCCCTCGGTAGCTTTCTTCAGCTCCGCGATCAGCTTGGTAGCTTCGGTCAGCTCACCGTCCTTGGCTTCGAAGTCGCCCTTGAGCTTGCCGTAGCGCGTGTCGAGGTTTTCCTCGCTTGCGGTGAAAATCTTGCCTTCTTTCATCGCGTCGAGAACCTTTTGCGCCGCTTCATCGTCGAGCCCGTTCGCTTTCAAGATGTCTATCAGTTTCATGCCCTACACTCCTTCGCACTCGTCTGCTACGTGTTTTACGACCGTCGGGGTCGGTACAGAAGCGATAATTATTACGCTCTACCGCTAAAAGCGATTTGATGGGGTTAGTGTAACACGTTTGAATTGTTTTTACGAATGGCTATTTTTGGGGGTCTTGCCCAAGCGCGTGTAATTTGTCGAGCGCTTCACGTGCTTCGGCTTCGAGCTTGCGCTGCTCGGGAGTGTCTACGGGGACAAGATCGCCGGGTTTCCACTCGAAGCGATTGTTGGTGTTATTTACTTCACTCACGGTGTCACGATCCTTCCTATTATCCGCAGTCGTCCTTTTACGTCATCCCAGAATGCTTTATCTATTACGATACCACTCCCGGCGTTGAATAGCATCTCGCGTTCTTCGCTGTGTTCCGATATCGACCGAACGTCTATGCCGCTAGCGCCCTTGTGCGCGACCAAGTCCCACTGTACTGTTCCGCCTGCAAATGAGGACTTGTCTGTGCTCGTACTTAAATATCCGGCATCAGTAAATCGCTGTCCGTTGAGCTTGCTTATGGCGGCTTGCGCTTCTGCTTTTTCTGTCACACTCCCGTTTCGCATGGCAGCCGCCACCCGGTTCGTATCTTCGAGCCCCCACCCCGGGAATAAGTTAGTACCTCGGTACACCTGCACGGCGTGCTTTAGTCCCGAGGCATTTGCGAACGCTTGATCCATCGCCCGGATCGTATCCAGTACGCGATCCTTATCGTGCTTACTCAACGTCATAAGTCCGCGTAAGTGATCGTTTATCAAGCTGTAATCTTCTCCTGTGTAGTTTCGCAGCGCATCGCGTAGCGTGGGGTCTAGCTTACCGAGGAGCTGCTCGTGTGCCCGTTTGTCGGCTTCGCTCCACTCTTTTGCCCGCCACATGGCGCGGTCTTGCGATACGCTCGGGATAAGGAAGTCACCGTCGCCCTTCGCCTTCTTGTCGTAGACGATCTTGAACTTCTCGTAGGTTTCGGCGTCTATCGGTTGCCCGATCCGTTCTAGTTCCTCGGGGCTTAACGCCCACCGTGCCCGGCTGGTTACTGTGCATCTGCAGTTGATGTCTTGACTAGCTACGCCAAATGCGTGGGGGTGTTCGGCTTTGTACATTCCGACCTCGAAGGGGTCTTCGAGTTCACGTAGCTGCCCGTTGAGTGCTGCGTGTTCGGGGCGGGTGCGCTTGTCAAGCGTTGCATCCCACTCCTTGATGATGTCAGCGCCGAGGTCTTTAGCGCCGCGTTGTGCAGCGTAGCGTGCCGAGCTGTCAACGCGCCCGCCCTCGGTACGTGCAATGCGAAACATTCGGTTGAAATCAGACCCGAACACCCCGCGGAGCTGTTGGGCTATCTGGGTATAGCTTAACCCCGACGCTAGCCCGCGCGATACGGTGTCAGTGATGGCACTTTTGAGCTTTGCCGTGCTCTCGCCTATGAGCGCTTTGACCTTCGAGCCCGCACCAGACGTCGTCACAGCCCGCAGCATCGCCGCTTCGTCTATCGGTAGCAAGAGGGGTAGTCCTTGCCCTTGTAGGCTGTACAGCGTGCCTACAAAGCCATTTTCATAGGCGTTTGTGAGATAGGCGTGCATCTGCTTATCGTTCATGGCGTTGAGCTTGCCGGTTATCTCGCCGACTTGAGCCTTGAGCGCTTCTTGGTATTGCTTCTGGTAGACCTTCGAGCGTGCGGCTTCATCACCCGCACCGCCAAGGCGTAGTATCTCGCGGTCGAGTTCCTTTATCGCGGCGTTGATGTCTTTGAGCGCAGCGCTGTATTGCCGTTTGAGTGCATCAGCTACCGCCTTTTCGTCGGCGAGCGCTTTAGCGATCAGCTCTTTTTCACGATCGGTCATTCAACGGTCGCACCCTCGAGCGCCTTTTGCGCTGCTTCGAGCTCACCGAGTGGCGTGTTGTTCTTGATGTCATCCCAGTCAAGCCCGAGGACGTCTGCTATCCGTTCAGCGAGGACTTCATCGCCGAGCTGTTGCGCTGCCATCATGAGCGCGTTTAGCTGAATGACGCGTGTTTCAGCGTCGAGCTTATCGATCTCGGCGTTGTCTTTTGCATTCGTCATGATCTCGCGCTCGAAGCATATCTCGACGTCTTCGGTGGAGTAGGCTGTACCCAGTTCCTCGTTGATCTCGGATAGCGCGATGTCTACGAGCGTGCGAAGGAGCGCTTTTAGCCTAATCTCTAGCTTGTTGCATTTCAGATCAAGCAGCGCGTAGCGGCTTTTGATGACGATGTTGGTGATGTTGCCGTCACCGACTTGAGCGGAATTAAAGCCCATGCCGAAACGGTAGATATTCACTTCATTGAGTTCGAGCTTCGCTATCCGCGCTTCGTGCGGTATGTCGATCGTGCGGATGTCAACGTCGCCTTCACTGTCGATGCCTACCGCCTTCTTCGTCTTGATCGTTTCGACGAGTTGTGTGATGTCGTCGCCCGGGAAGCCCTTTACGACGTATACGCCCTCGACCAGATCCGTGAGATTGTTGGAAAGCCCACAGCTCATGAAGTCGTAGTCGTCGATAATCGCCTTGATCGGTACAAGCCCACTCATGCGCTTGGGGTTGTTGTCCAGCCTAAAGAACGGAATGTAGCCGAGGTCTTCGTAGTAGAGGTCTTCGGTCTTATCGTCTTCTCGGGTGAATATGATGTGCGGGCGCGGGTTGAGCGGCTCGGTGCTGTCTTCTTTAAACTCGCCGGAATCGTCAGCGACGTAGTACGTCGTCTTTTCCTTATCCCACACTTCGGCGTAGGTAACGTCCTTGTACTGCGTGCCGTCGAGTACCTTTACGGTGAGGTAGCGCACGATGTGATCGGCTTCTGACTGCGTGCTTTTACGCCGTACCTCGATAACGCCCAGCCCGTCAGCTGCTATGAACTGCGTGTGCCCACCTTCGTCCTTGAAAGCGTAGAGGTAGCCGAACCCTTGCGCTACCACAGCGGTCAAAAACATAGCAAGCTGTGAGCGGAAACGATCGCCAAAGTATCGGTCGAGTTTGTCGTCTAGGCGCTGGTCGGTGTCAGCGCTGCGTACAAACGATGTATCGGGTGATCCGATCATGTACTGGACTTGCTGGTCGACCAGTTCGGTGAAGAATGGATGCGCTATCTTGATGTTACTTTTCGTTGTGTCTTCTTGGGGGCGTCCTTGATCATCGAAGTAGAACATTCGATAGAAGCGGATGTCGTGCTTCGCTTCGTAGTAGTGCTGCCCTTGCCGTGCCGCTGCTTTCGCAGAGCTGGTCTTGTCTAGGTCGATTAAGGCGCGTAGTTCTTTTGCGTCCATGCTGCGTTTCACTCCCTAATACACCCATCCTTTGCCGGAGGGTACGTGTTCTTCGACCGCGTAGCGCATCGCATCCATAAGGTGGTCATCTTTTGCGACCGGGTCGTCAGTTTTGTTTCCTTGCCGGTCGACAGCCCAAGTATAACACGAAATCTCGTTGATGAAATTCTCGCAGCGCGGGTGGATTATGATTTCTAGGCTTTGCAGCCACGCGATCGCGTTCTTACGGACGTCTTTCGCCTTCGCCCCGCCCTTGTTCGATCCGCGGATGCGACGCATCCCGTAAGCACGCAATTCGTCGATGGTGCGCGGCTCGGCACAGTCGGCGACGGTGTCGTTTTTCTGGTATCCCTTCGTGGCTATTTCGTTGTAGAGCGGTTTTACCAAAAGCCCGCTTTTGTAGATTTCGTCCCAGACGTATAGGCGCTGGTTTGCTTTGTCGAGGTATCCCACGAAGTGCGCTGCCGGGTTGTTGTAGCCAAAGTCGAGCCCGGTTATCGGGATCAGCCCAGATACGTCGTCTAGCGTGAACTTCTGCTCGTGCCAGTTCTCATAGACCAGCCCGTCGGTCACGCCCCAATTGCCTAACGCTGCTACTTGATAGCGCCGGGGGTTGCGCGTTCGCATCCGCTCGAAGTATTCGTGCACAGTCTTGTCGAGCCATTCATTGCACAGATACGTGGTGGTGGCGCGAAACACCGACTGCTTTTCGGCTTCTTCGTCGCTGATATCGAAGAAGCGCCCCTTGATCCAGCACTTCTCATGCCACGGGTTGAGCGTTATCGTCGCTTGCCGGTAGAGCCCTTCTGGTATGTCACCGAGTATCGATTCGTCGATCGTGTCAAAATCTGATTCCTTCTCGATCTCATAGGCTTCCTCTACCCACAGCCAGCACAGTGCGCCGACCTCTACGGTAATCGACGTTATTTTGAGCGGATCGTCAAGCCCGCGAAAGTATATTTTTTGTCCCGTCGGTTTGTACATCATCTGCAGCGGGCTTTCGGTGCAATGCCAGTGAGCGG